AATAATTTTACCTCCATCGACAACAATAGAGACCCTACCGCCAGTACCGTCACCGTTAATAGAAACATTATCGTAAGTACCGTTGTTGTAACCTGTACCTGCAGCATTAATAACTACAGTATCAATTTCACCTTCAACAGCATTTGTCTTTACTGCATCATTGGTGAACACAGGCATATAGTCGTTCGAGAAGAACTTAAGAACAGATGCAACAGGGATAGTGTACATATACTTCCATCTGTATCCATCTCCAGTTGTAACAATAGAGGTAGATGTACCAGTAGGTTCAACCGTAGAAGGTTTTCCGTTAGGATCAGAAGGAGAAGTACCGTTGTAGATACATTTGTAAACCTGATACTGACTGTTTACAACGTAAAAGTCAGAGTCATATAGTTTAGTAGCACCAGAAGCAGCAGTTTTAGTTGGTGAATAGTCGTGGCGATACATATCGTATGTAAAACCCAATCCACCAGTAGTTTGTTCTGGGGAAACCCAGTCAATCCTACGAGAGACTTGAACAGTATCAGAAGCGAGGACTCTCTTCAACGATATCATGTCATCGTAAGAACCAGAAAATTCAGAGAATGAATCAACTGCCTGTGGAGGCGAGTTTTCATTATCCCACGATTGCGGTCTACCTATAAAAAGGTATACACGATCTCGTGTAGCCCCTGCATCCGTATCGGATTGAGTTGCGTCTGGACCTTCTAATGCCTTAATAAATTTTAATGCTGAAAAAATCCTAAATTGATCAGTTAATAGAGCTGCCATTTTCTAGTGACTATTGTCCTCTTGTTTATTTATGTGTATTACGAACGAATAGATGTGTTATACTCTATTCTCTTAATTCTATATACCGCACCGCCATTACCAACTGCGTTTTCACCACCTAATATTGCTTGTGCCCTAGCACCTGCACCAGTGGTATCAGAACCAGAACGTTGGAAAACAACGAATGGGTGAGTATGGAATGAAGCATCTACAGATTGTTTATATCCATATCCACCATTAGTGATAGTTATATCACCAATTTGGTCTCCAGCAGTTGTCATAGTAATAGTTCCAGTTGCCTGTATATCACCAATTCCTCCACCCCAAGGAATGTCTGTTGGACTATTATTCCAAGTTGGTGAGAAAGTTCCAGCTGCCCTAACCTCATTTTCAGGTGAAGTTGGACCTTGAATATCTAATGTTGGTATTGCAGTATAGTTAGTACCTGGATCCTGAATAACGAAATCTATTATAGTGCTATTATGTGAAAACTCATATAACAACCCACCCATACCGACATTAACATTTCCTGTGTTATATGGAACAATATCTTTCAATGTCAATATTGAATTGAGAACATCCCAAGAAACTACTGTTCCTCTAACTCCAGAAACAGATCCCGTAACCAATTCATTAACACCAAATGCTATTCCATTACCAGTTGGACCATCTAGATATAATTTAACTTCTGCTGTATGTTCTACACCATCACTTAATGCTCCTGCAGCACTAACTGTTGAATATTTAAATGGTATACTTGCATCTTTTATCTGGTTACCTATCTGGAACAATGTAGTATTCTGTCCACCAAGAGTTTCTTCAATACCATATAATGAATTATATATTCCTCCATCAAGAGAGATCTGATCTTCAAAATCAGTTCCAGCATTAACTAGATCTGGTATACCATCTCCAGCACCATCTTGTTCATCATTATCTTCAAATTTCTTCTCTGCTATTAATCCTATAGGAACAGTTAAAGTAACAATACCTGGTCCATCTTCATCATCTTCAAGAATATGAGGGTTAAATCCAGCAGGGGCACTCGATGCAATTCCAGCATCAAACTGTACAATAGCATCTTCTGTTGATGGAATACCACCATCGATGAATGCCAATTCATCAACTTCAAATGTAACAAGAAGTTCTCTTGTAGAAGGATCCCAATCATATACCTTAGCAACTTTGTTGCCAGCAGACTCAATCTTTCTTATAACTCTATCACCAACATTAAACTTATAAGTTGAAATACCCTGATTATCATTCTGAGTACTATCTAATATTATCCTCTGATCATAATTAAAATTAACACCTCTAGTTAAACCAGAGAATTTACCTTCTGCTCTAGAAGTATAAGCAATGGTTTCCTTATTAAGAATAATCTCACCTGATCCTGGGAAAGCATCAGTGTTATCAACAAATATATCTGTATCATTAGCAGAAACATCTTTAACAAGACCTGTAAGATAATTAGCACCTGAATTATATGCTTGTCTTGCTCTAGTCTTACGTTTAAGATTAACTAACTTAGTAAAGATTATATTTGGTGGAGCAGTATATCCACTACCAGGTTCTGTAACTACTATTTCACTAATAGAACCTTGAGAGATTTTTGCTTCTGCTTTTGCACCTAATCCACCACCACCAGTAATTAAAATATATGGAGGTTCTTCATAGTACTCACCAGCATCAACAATAGATATGGTATTAATTTTACCAAGAGTATTAATTTCTGCAGCACCTTGAGCACCCTGTCCACCACCACCTTCAAATATAAGAGTTGGTGGAGTTGCATATTCTCTACCACCATTTAATAATGAAAGACCAGTAACTGTCTGTACAGTAGGTGTACCTAGAGCACCAGTTCCTTGACCACCTAAAATTCTTGCTGTTGCAGGACCAAAATAGTTATCACCTTTTTTAGTCATCCTGATATAAGAGATTGTTCCTGGATTATCATCACTCAATACAATCTCACCTTCTGCACCACCTGGGAATATATTATTTACAGTCGGTAATGTATCTCCTTCAAATGTAGGAACACCATAGAATTTTGGACCTATAATATATGGATATACAGGATTACCTAAACTATCCTCTGTCATAAAGTAAGCATAGGTTCCATTTGGATATTCAGGAGTTACAGCAAACTTACCATTATATTCATCAAGAGTTCCTTGATTATCCCAAATATTATCTTCTGTTAAATCTCCAAGAACATATCCATCCTGAACAGTTCTTATTCCTATTCCTGAAGTAGTATAACCAAAGAAATATAATGCCAATGGTGCATCTACAGGAACCAAAAATCTAATCTCTCTTGTAGTGGCAGCATTAAATCCAGAGTTATATGCAGCATAATTTACCTCAGCACCATCTATCCAATAACTAACACCAACTCCTTGGTATAGATATGTAGAATCTTGAGGAGTACCTGATACATGCCAACCATCTTCTGTAGCAGATAATAGCATCTGATTATCATCATTACTAGCATCATTCTGTTGGAACACATAAGTCTTACCTCTTAAAAGATTTAAGAAAGGTACTTCAGATCCATCAATATTATACTTACCATTAGCAACAGTTACAGCATATGTTACTGTAGATGGAGTTACTACATCAGGTCTAGCACCAGCTAATTCATTAGATGTTTTTAATCTAAATCCACTAACTTGTTTTGCCATACCATTACCTACAGCAGTAATAGTAGCAACTCCACTATCATCATCAGTAACCCAAGCAGCTCTGACGAGTATATCATCTGCAGGAGTAGATCCACCAATGTAATTACCAGGAATAGTAATCACCTCATCTTCGACATAATTATATCCCATATTACCATCTGGTCCAGGTATCGCCTCAGGTCCATTGCCACCCAATGTAACATTACTTACAGAACCATCAGCATCAACAGTAACTTTAGGTTTACCACCAATACCATTAGCAGAAGTCCATGAAGCTTGAACTGTGAATTCAGACGCAGTGCCAACTTCACCATATACTCCTGGAGTTCTACTTCCTGTAGTATTCCAAGAATTATCCGTATATGCAGATACAAATGCTCCATCATACTTATGAAGGATTCTAATTTTATCACCAACAGCATATCCACTTCCACCTTCAGCTATAGTAAATGATTGAATTCCACCAGTCTGATAAGTACCAATTTCAGTTATATTAACAACAGCACCAGATCCAGATCCAGTTTGAGCAACAGTTGGGTAACCATCACCAACCTGATAGAAAAGACCACCATAGTAACTTAAAGATGGTTCAGTACTTATAATACTAGTACCACCTAAATCATATCCATAAGGTCCATAAATTGGATATCCATCATAAGACATACCCAAGATCTTAGAATGACCATCAGCATGTCTTGAATAATCAGGACCAGCAAAATAATCAGTAATATAATAATCGTTAGTTGGTGTATGATCCTCAACAGTAGGATCTAATATCATATATCCTTCATGACCTGCATAACCAGACATATATCTGTGATTCTTACAATAGTAGTAAATACGATTAGTCTCATCAGCATTCATTATGAATAGAGGTTGCATCTCATTCTCATAATCTGCAGATGGTGCTGCACTAGCACCTGTACTATTGTAATAAAGAGTACCACCATTCAATAACCCATCCTGTGTCGTACTAAATTGCATAGGATGACCATCTACATGATGATGTCCAGGAGAATTAGTGGCATCAGATTGATTCCATATAATCAAATAATTTCTTTGAACTTTAATATCTTCAGGAGCAAAGTAATATTGACCTGGTACAAATGCACCAAATTCTGCAGCATCAGTACCAAAATCGATATAAAAAATACCATTAGGAAATGTTGTTACTGGATCCGCAATTCTAAAACTAAACCCAGTAGAACCTAAAAGAACATCATCTTCAGAGAATGTATTTTTAAGATCTCTAAGGTAAATATGTGTTATTACTCCTAACCCATTCCTTACAATCTTTGCAATTTCACCCTTAGCATTACCACCAATTTCATCTACAGTTCTTCCAACTTCAATAGTACCTAATGTTTCATCAACATTTTCAACGTTGAGCATTACATTATCAAATTCTACTTTAATATTCCAAACAAACTGCTGCTGATTACCCCATTCAAACACACCATTTTTTAATGCAAATTCTTGAGTAACTTTACTTGATTGATAATAATATTGATTTCCATCAATTACTGCATCATAGGCACTATTATCTTTAATATGACTATGTTTTACTGTATCAATAGTAAATCCTGGAGGTGGATTTCCATCTGGTCCCCACTCTGGAGTATGAAGTAAAGCACCATTTGCCATGATGCCAACTGCTTTATCTTGTTGAAATTCTCTAGTATCAGGATCTGGTACATCTTTACCACCCCTATAAATAAATTCTTGATTAAAAGTACGATCTATTATTGCTTCGCCAATAGTAACTGCACCAGAGGTTGCAGATTTAAATGTATGAACAGTTGTATTAGTTGCTGGTACAGATGCTAATACTTGTACTGTAATTGTTGTAGAAGTAGTAGAAAGTATTGGTATAGCAGTGTTATGTACTGGATCACCTGGACGAGGATATGTGTGATCTGTTGCGTGATCATCCTCAGCACAAGTAAATGTTAATGAATTGGTCGCTATTCTAATGCGTTCACCTACAGCATGAGTATGAGTACCAATGGTCAATTCCATCAAACCACTAGTAGGATTATAATCAACTTGACCAGGTGTATACTGTTTAAAATCAGCACCAACTCCACCTCCAGGTGCTCTCTCTTCTATAAGTGGTGTTGGTTTTGGATGGTTGTCAGAAACAATAGTTAATCTATCTGAAGTACCATCAAATGTTCCTCCAGTTGGTGAATTCGGATGATCTTGCCATATACTATTAACATCAAAGGAATCAACTACATTAGGTGTATCCTGTGATGGTACAATTTGTAATCTAAGAGGGTCATATCCTTTACCTCTTTCTAATACTCTAACGTGTGTAATCCTACCAGAGTCACTATCGATAATAGGATATAACAATGCTTCTTGATCTGGAGTACCACAACCAGTTACAGTCAAACGTGGTGGATCATTTACAAGATATCCACTTCCTCCGTTAACTACTTTTACTGCACGAACCCCAAAAACTTCATCAAAAATTGGTTCAATTACAGCACCAGATCCAGAAACCGTTCTTGCCATTAGTTATCAACCTACTACTATTATATTTCCTTGCATTGCTGCATGGAGTGTGCATTGATAATATAAATTTGTTGGAGCATCCATTGGAACAGTGAAATATAAAACAGCAGTTCCACTACCAGTTTGTCCATCTGTATATGGAGTACCACTTAAACCTTGACTACTTTGTATTCTAAACGGATGAGCACCAGCTTGAACAGTATTATCAAAGGCATAAGTCATACCTCTCATAACATAAAGATCTGGATCTACAGTTGCACTAGCAAATCCAGGTCCAGCAATAGTGTAGTCATTAGCACCAGTTGCATTAACTTCCCACCAAGTAATAGGACTACGAGTAGGAATCCAATTAGTTCCATTATAAAATAGTGAATCACCTTGAACTAAACCAGTAGTATCCGTATCTGTTAAGGCAGTAAAGGTTGTTGTTAAATTACCAGAGAAATCTATTGTTAATTCATCACCAGTAATAGATGTAGTAATGTTTGTACCACCAGTAACAGTTAATGTATCTGTCTGACTATTGGCAGTTGTAGATCCAGTATCACCAGTAATAGTAGCAAATAAATTTACAGAACTAACCCCTGCAGAGTCATCTGCTGGCAACCATTTTGAACTACTGGAATTCCATTTTAAAACTTGATTATTTGTAGGAGCAACAGTTGTAGTATCAACATCTGCTAATAAATCAACACTAGAATATTCACTTATTAATTTTGCTCTTACATCACCAACACCACCTGTAGTGATATTAATGTT